CTGAGCGAGCCACGACGCAACCGAAATGGCGTTGTCGGCCAGGAGCTCGTTGCTCACCTTCGTGGCACACGCCAGCTTCTTGGCCACCAGCTGCACCATCGTGGCAGTCGGGTCGCTCGTCGTGATGGTCGAGTTTTCGCCCAGCCAGTACGAGGTCACGCCCGTCAGACGGCGAGGCACCAGAAGGGTATCGCTCGACATGGTGACGTTCTGAAAGACGTTCATCGCCACGCCGAACTTCTCGACAAGCCGAATGATGGTGTTTGAGAAGTCCTCAAACACGAGATTGCCGCCAAGGCTGTTCACCTGGCCGCCCATGTCGCGGTACTCAGCGCCGAGGTGATCTGAGCACCACTGCCGGGCGTTCCGGTCACCGAAGTGAGCCTTCAGCCACTGGCCGCAGCGGTGGGCCATCTCAGGCGACTCGAAAATGCCGGGCTTGTAGCCACGGGTCGAAATGGGCTCAATGCGAGTCTTCACGTCGGTTGTCTCCACGGGTGCAGCGCGGTGCAGAACCTTGAGCAGTTCAGCCTTGCGGGCCTCGGCGGCCTCGCTCTTGGCGATGGCGGCTTTGATCCGCTCAGCCTTGGCAAGCAGGGCGTCGTACTTGGCCTGACGGGCCTCGACGGCCTCAACGGCGGATCGCTCGCCTTCAACTGGCGTGCCATCGGTGTTCTCGGAAGCCTCTTCCGCAACGCCCTCTTCATCGAGCATGCCGAGCTCAGCGAGAGTGGCGGCGAGTTCGTCGAGAAGTTCCTTAACCTTGCTGGCGGCCATGTGCGTGGCTCCTGTGTGCGGTAGGTGGTGACCTATTCGCACGGTAGAGCCGGACCGGGCACTCCTTGCAGAAGCAGGGCGTGACGTGAGTACCTAACTAGGTACAGAACGCCTGCGTATCTCGCACGACTTCACGACGTGCTTGGCCGTCTTTCGGCACGCGGGGCATCGCAGATAACGAGTGCAGACGCCGCCCTTATCCACCGACGCATACACGCCATAGCGTGCCGCCCGGCACTCGCAAACATCACCCGACTTTGTGGCCATGCTGCCTCAGAAACCTGCGAATCTGCTTTTCGGTCTTCGCATCCCGTCGAAGTGCCGGCAGCTTCAGCGCCGGTCGGTGCGATTGTAAGAACCGCTCATAGCTGCGAACCGCCACGCCCGTGGTGGCCTGCTCATACGCTGGCGTCAGAACTGGTGAAACGTCGTAGACGCCTTCCACCGAAATCACGCTACGCAGGGCCGTGCCGTCTTCGTCCTTGTCCCACGATTCCTCGCCAATGACGAAAGCAAAACTTGAGCCCCAAACGTCACCTCGAGCGATGAGCGTGGAAAGATCACGGCCCAGCTGCGTGTCTGGCACCTCGACGCTGTAGCTCATGCCCTCGTCATCGGTGCCCACCGTCAACGTGCCGCTGCGAGTTGAGCCCAGCACGTAGTTTGGGTCATGGTTCCACAGGGCAACGACGGGGTGCGCCTGCTCTTTGAGAGCGCGGGTAAACGCGCCAGGCATAATCTGCTCGCGGAACGTGCCGAGCATCGTGCTGCGTACGTTGTACTTGGCCGCATAGCCCCCGATGTACGCCTTGCCGGCGTCACGGGTTTCCAGTGTCAGCGGCAGGGCAACGGAGCGGCGTTCAAGGTTGTCCATGTGGCTCACTTCTTCTTGCGTGGTTTGCGAGAGCGTGGCATTGGGCCGGCAGGCTTAACGGCACCTTCTGGCGGCGTCGTGCCGTTAAGTAGTTCATCGGTGTACGAAACGGGCAGATTGTCGGCCGGGGCGGGCTCGCCAGCATTACCCACGCTGGCATCGGCCGCGATGCCCTGCATCGTGGTCAAGTTCATCTGCATGTACCGCTGATCGCCCTCTGGGCCAATCGGGTTCATGTTGAGCACCTCTCGGCACTCGTTCACGCTGTAGATGCCCGTAGTGAGCATCGTCTGCAGCCATGCACCTTGGGCGGCCAAGTCGCCACGCAGCAGGCCACGGGTGTCAAACTCTGCGAAGTAAATCTCGTCCTGCGTCACCAAGTCGCGGGTGATGGCGGATTCCCAACGGCGGAACCACGGCAGAAGCGTCTGCTGCACCAAGTCGATGGCGGCCTGCTCCTGGCTCGCGTATCCCACTTTGGTTTTGTCTTGGACATACGACGGGTCAACGCGGTAGGCGCGGCAAATCTCAACCGTCTGATATGCCCGCGTCTCAAGGAACTGGCTTGCCTCGTTAGACGCCTGCACGTCCTTCCAATGCACGCCCTGGGGCAGAACAGCCGTCCTGTGGGCACGATCAGCACCACGGTGAATACGCTCAAACTGCTCACGCAAACGCTCGGCAGTTTCAACCGTTATCGGGTTGTCGCTCTCCATAAGCCCCGACAGCCGGCAGGCGTTGCCGAAGTACGAGCCGCCGTGAGCCTCAAGGGCTTGGGCCAGGGCGATGGCGTCACGCGAGAGCGTGATTGGCAGCATGCCCGTCACGCCGTCCTGGCTCAGCCACCGCAAATGAAAAATCTGATCCTGACGGTAGTACGACTCGGTGCCGTTCTGCTCGCGGTAGCAGTACCGCAACGTGCCGTCCTCGAGTTGCGTCACCTTCATGCGTGACGGGTGCAGCGGCCAGAGCTCAGTGACAGCCCCGGCGGAACCGCTGCGGATCTCCGCGTAAGCGTTTCCATAGAGCAGGCAGTGAGCCGTCAGCATTTCGCGGAACTCAAACGACGTTTGCCAGCCGTTGGGGGCCTGAGAAAGAATCCGGTACAGCGGCAGATCGCGGGCACGCTCTTTGCCGCCCTCTGCCAGCCGCCGGTACAGGTGCAGCGGAATCGTGGCCACGTTCTCGGCAATCAGCCGCACGCACGCCAATACCGTCGCGCACTGCAGCGCCGTCTCGGGCGTGATGCGAACCCCGGCCGGGCCTCGAGCAGGCGACTCGCTCCACCCGTCGCCGTACGAGCCACGCAGATCAATGATGCGGTAGGACTTCTCGGGCGTCTCGGCGTTGGCGATCATATCGTGTGAATTTCCCAAGGTTGCTCAGGGGCCGGCGCAGTTGCTTGCTGCCACAACCCAATAGCCATGACGAGCGAAACGATGCCGTCAATGCGTTCCGTTGACTTGGCTTTGCTCGGTTTGATGTTTCCTGCCGCGCTGTCCTGTTGAATCGCTACGTTGGACGCTTGCCACGACAGCACTGGATGCCCGCCGTGTATCAACCTGCCGGCCACGCACAAGTTTTCAAGTTGCTTTGAAGGCGCGGATAAAGATCCGTAGCCCTGTCGAAAGTCTCGCATGGGCAGGCCATCTCCTTGCAGTTGCTGCCCAAGTTGAGCGCTATTCCACGGATCTAGTCCGCAGGCTTTGAAGCGATACTTGCTGGCTATCGCGTTGATGTCCGCCCGCACTTTGTCAAAGTCAGTGACGTTGCCATCAGTCATCGTCAGATAGCCCTGCCGCTGCCACGTCAGATAAGGCACCTTATCCCGACGCTCTCGCTGGTGGGCGTTCTCGCTTGGAATCCAGAAGTGTGGCTCAATCCAAAACGTGCCATCGTCCAACGGGAACAGTAGCACCAGGGCCGTGGTGTCAAACGTGGTGGCCAAGTCCAGCCCGGCCCAGCACTCTCGGCCCGCGAGATACACTGGGCAGGGCTTGTCGCCTTGGGCCCAGTGATCCATCCGCAGCCACCTCGTGCTCTGCTCTGTCCACTGGTTCAAGTACAGCTGCCGGAAAGTGTTCTCATAAGTCGGCATCTCAACCGCTCGAGCACATTCGCTCCGCAGGAAGTCGAGTCGCACCGAGACGCCTAGGTTGGGGTTGGCGGATGCCCACGTGCTTTCTAGCTTCCAATCAGCAGCAGGATCTGCTGCCCATATCATCGGCAAAAACGTATCGTCTTTGACGGCCCCTGCTGCGACGGCCTCCGCGTATTTCCAGATTTCCCAGCAGACGCTTTTTCTGTCGTAGCCTGCGGTAGTCAATGCAACCGTCAGCGGGTTGCGTCTTGCCCCCTGCCCAGACAGCATCACTTCCCACATTTCACGATTGCTTACGTGGAGCTCATCGAAAACCACGGCATGCGGCGAAAGCCCGTGCTGCAATCCAGCCTCGGCGGAAAGTGACTTGTACGTGGCGTGCGTTGACTCTCGCACGATGGCGTTTCGGTACACCTTCAACTGTGCCGACAGTGTTGGCGACTGCTCAACCGCGATCTTGGCGGTATCAAAAACCAACCGAGCCTGATCCCTTGAGGCTGCGCACGAATAGACTTCTGCCCCTGGCTCAGGCTCTAGTAGGCATCGCAAGGCTATTCCCGCAGCAAGCGTGCTCTTCCCATTTTTGCGAGGCAACGCTAGCAGGCTGGTGCGCACCTTCCTGCGGTTGTTCTCTTCGGCAAACAGGGATCGCACGTAGTTACGCTGCCACGGCTGCAGCAGAAACGGTTTGCCGCCGAGCTCGCCTTTGGCATGCGTCAAGTGCTTTTCAAAGAACCGCACTGCGATGCACGAGGCACAAACCTTGCACGGCTTTTCAGCCGAACATGAGCCGGTCTTCTTCGTCTGTGTTGTCTTTCGGATTCTCGACATTCAGCGATGACCTGGCCGACGGGTTTAATCCGAAGTCCTGCTCAAGTTGCCGCAGTTGCACGGCTAGCTTGTGGGCAATTGCAACCTCGGGCCGCTGGGCGATGTATTTGATTTCGCCTTTGTCGTTCAGGATTGGGTACGTGTCGCCCTCTTGTTTAAGTTTTGCACGGGTGGCAAGCCACCACTCGTATGTGTCGCAGTATCGAGCGAGTGACTCAACGTCAGCTGTGGTCATTACCTTCACAGACTGCAGCATTGGCAGAAGCTCACGCCAGCGAACTGCCGCAACCTCGCCAAGGTGAGGCGGCATGGAGATGCCGTCCGATGGCGGCTGCGGCTCGTCGTTATTCAAACGGCGCTTGCCGGGATTTCCTCGCAAGATTTTGAGTTTCGTTGGCGTCGGCCTCGGGCCCCGTTTTCCCATCGTTTCCCCGATTCTTCAAAGTCAAACCGCTTTTGTCCCCAACTGCGGGTGCGTTTTCTATTATTGCATTTGCGACACAAGCACTGCGAGTTAGGGAACACGTTGCCAGGGCTTCCAGGTGTCGTAAGAGCAATCATGTGATCGTGCTCAGCGGCAGTAGGCTTTGGTTTCTTATTTGTTCCAAGGTGCTCTTTGTCGCATTTGATCCCACACATCTGGCACACCCAGTTGTCTCTTTCGCACATGCGTTCAGTCTGCAAATCATGTCAAATGGTGGCCCCTACCCCGCTGCGATTACCTGCGGCCGTGTGATTTGACG